ATAGTAGTTAAGTATGAAGATGAAGGAAAAGAACTTCATAAGATTAAATTAACAGGATTTATAGCAAGAATCTTTCAGCATGAGTATGATCATATGGAAGGTATTGATTTTACCCAAAGGACTAAATAGTTAAAAACTTAGAAAAAATGGCATACTACATTAAAAAACCAGCAGTTCTAGTTTCAGGTGATGTGTATTATAAAGGTGAATCTACATGGACTCAAGATAGTTCAGCGAAAGCAACCTATACTCAATCAGCAGCTAATGCTATGATTGCTAATACAAATGGTAAAAATGGTGGGTTTACTGGTGCAACTGTTGTGAGTGAATAATGAGATTTTATATTAAAACTGATGACGGGGTTACTGATGGTGGAGGTGACTATTATGTTGCCGAAGGTCTTCCTGGTCATTGGGGAACAAAAGTAGAAGCAACTACTTATATTGGTAGACAAGCTGCACAAATGGTAATTGATGCAGATAAAGATCGTTATGGAAAATTAGAAGGACGTATAAATCCTCACGTTTCAGAAGAATAATGGCAGTTCGTAATTCACCAAAACCTAGACCAGGTACTCCAATAGAGAATAGGAATTTTCTATCTCCAGTTGGTTTTAAATTCGCACTGAAGAGATCACCTAAAGCTGCTTTCTTTTGCAATCAAGCAAATATACCAGACTTAACTCTAGGTGTAGCAGAGCAACCTACTTACTTAAAAAATATACCAGTTCCTGGAGATAAACTAGAGTTTGGAGATTTAAATCTAAGATTCTTGGTTGATGAGGATCTTGGTAATTATATGGAAATACAAAATTGGCTTCGTGGATTAGGTTTCCCAGAAGATGCAGGAGAATTTGGGGATTTAGAAAAGTCTGATCCATTAGAAGGGTTTGGTGCGTTTAAACAAGAAGGTAAAAAAATATATTCTGATGGAACTCTACAAATATTAAGCAGTAATTTAGTTCCTAAATTCCAAGTTGTATTCAAAGACTTGTGGCCATATTCATTAACTACAATGTCATTTGATGCAACCGATACTGACATCGAATACTTTACAGCAGAGGTAGGTTTCAAGTATACTATATACGGACTAACTGATTTAGAAAATAATCCTTTATGATATGAGTGTAACTCTTGAAGTGCTTCAAGAGATGTGGGAGAAAGATTCAAAAATAGATCGTGATAATCTACATGAGGAGTCATTAAACATCCCCTCTCTACATGCAAAATATTTTGAATTATATAATACTATTTTTCTATTAAGAAAGAAAGCAGAACAACAAAGAAAGAACATCCGTCATGAACGGTATGAGTATTTTAGTGGGAAAGCGGATCCAGAAGTATATGTAGAGAATCCTTTTCCAAAGAAGATAAGAGATAAAGATACGATGACTAAGTATCTTGATGCAGATGAAAAACTGTCTAATACTTCACTAAAGATAGATTACTATGATACAATGCTTACATACATCGAAAGCATCCTTAAAGTGATACAGAATAGAACGTATCAGATTAAGAATGCAATTGAGTTTATGAGATTCCAATCGGGGTTGGGTTGACATGGGTAGCTAAATACCCATAGATGCATGGGTTAATTGATCGATACAACAGCCAATGTTGTAATATCTAAGGCTAACGAAGTATTTTTAAGAATAGATTCAGAACCTCATATTGAGTATGAATTAAGAGACCACTTTACTTTTGAGGTAGAGGGTGCAAAGTTCATGCCTCAATATAGAAAAAGAAATTGGAATGGTGAGATCCATCTTTTCGATATGAGGTCTAAAAGAATCTATGTTGGTTTGTTAGATAAAATTGTTTCCTTTTGCGAGAGAAGAGATTATACTTATAAGTTTGTAGATAATGAATATTATGGTACACCTTTTGAGATAAATGAGGGTATATCATATGAGGGTGTTAAAGATTATATGACATCTATTTGTCGTCAAACTCCACGGAAATACCAAATTGAGGGAGTATACGATGCCTTAAGACATAATAGAAAGCTATTGATATCACCCACTGCTTCAGGCAAATCTTTGATGATATATTCTCTTGTAAGGTATTATGTAGCGAAAGAACAAAAAATTCTCTTAGTTGTTCCCACGACATCTCTTGTAGAGCAGATGTATAAAGACTTTTTTGATTATGGTTGGGATGCTGACTCATATTGTCATCGCATATATGCGGGTAAAGAACGAACTAACGAATATCCAGTCACGATTACTACATGGCAATCAGTCTATAAATTAGAAAGATCATTTTTTGAAGATTATAATGTAGTTATAGGAGATGAAGCTCACCTATTTAAGAGCAAGTCATTAGTATCTATAATGACAAAGTTACATCATGCCAAGCATAGATTTGGGTTTACGGGAACTTTAGACGGCACACAGACGCATAAATGGGTCTTAGAGGGATTGTTTGGTCCTTCATACAGGGTAACAAAAACAGATGAATTAATGAGGCAAGGTCATCTTTCCCAATTAGATATACAATGTCTGGTATTAAAACATCCACCTAAGAAATTTGAAACTTATCAAGATGAAATAGAATATTTAATATCTCATGAGCAAAGAAATAATTTTATAAAGAACTTAGCATTAGATCTAAAAGGAAATAGTCTTATATTATACAGTCGAGTAGAAACTCATGGTCAGGTATTATATGATTTGATAAATACAAATAAGGAAAATGATCGTAAAGTATTTTTTGTTCATGGTGGTGTTGATGCTGAAGAGAGAGAATCCGTAAGGGAAATTACCGAAAAGGAGGAAAATGCCATCATCGTTGCCTCGTATGGAACCTTTAGTACTGGCATTAATATTAAGAGACTCCATAACGTTATCTTTGCCTCACCATCAAAGTCGAGAGTTAGAAATCTTCAAAGTATTGGACGAGTACTTAGAAAAAGTTCTACCAAAGTAAAAGCTATACTATATGATATAGCAGATGATTGTACTAAGAACCAAAGAAGAAACTACACTCTAAATCATTTTATAGAAAGGATTAAAATCTACAATGAAGAAAATTTTAATTATGAAATAATCAGTATACAATTAAAAGGAAAATAAAATTATGTCAATAGAAGATGATTTTTATGCAACGGTAAAATTTAAATCTGGTGAAGAAGTTTTTGCCAAGGTCGCCGCTTCTGAAGAAGAAGGAAGAACTATGTTACTTGTTCATAATCCAATGATGGTTTGTGAAGTTAAAGGAAAATCTGGTATTATAGGATATAAAGTAGAACCTTGGTTAAAGACTACTAGAGAAGATATGTTTATTATAAATCTCAATGATGTTCTTACACTATCTGAATCTGATGATCTGGAAATGATTATGTTGCATCAAAATTTTACTAGAGACTCTCAAAAAGATTATGATCATCAAGCAAAATTAAATAGAAAGATGGGTTATCTATCTACTGTTAGAGATGCTAAAGAAAATTTAGAAAAGATATTTAAAAATAGTTCTAAAGAAAATCCTAAAAATACATAGCTATTATATCCCTTGCACTCTCCACAGAGTTATCATACTTATGATTCTATAACTTGTCAACTGTATGTGGAAATGCTATAATAATACATAGTAGTGATAAAGACTCATGATAATGAAGGCGGGGACTATGGCTCGTAGAAAAAGATCGGAGCATTACGTTAATAACAAAGAGTTCCTTGCTGCATTAATCAAGTATCGTGAGGATGTTGAGATTGCTAAGATAAGGGATAAGACTAAACCAGTTATCCCACGTTATATTGGCGAATGCTTTTTAAAGATCGCTAATCACTTATCGTTTAAACCAAACTTTGTAAATTACATGTTCAAGGAGGACATGATCTCTGATGGAATCGAAAATTGCGTTCAATACATTCATAATTTTGATCCTGAGAAATCCAAAAATCCTTTTGCTTACTTTACGCAAATTATACATTACGCATTTCTCCGCAGAATACAAAGAGAAAAACGTCAATTAGAAATTAAAAATAAGATACTTGAGAAGTCTGGTTACAATGAAGTGTTTGATGATAATAACCAGATTGACGGATCCAGCTTTAGTGAGTATAATTCCATCAAGGACGCTGTACACTCTAAGTTACGTAACTGAATGGAAGTAATTTCTGTTAAACATAAAACAGATATTATTAAAGGTGAATACCAATTTGCTGATAAAGTAAAGAAGGAAGTTTTGTCTTTATTAAAAGTTTGTAATCCTATCCCACAAGATAATAGTAATGTGAAAGCATCTATTCATACTGAATGGGAGTGGGAACCAAATAATATTACTTTTAGGAATTTACAAGCTTATATAAGAGAAGAGATTGAGAAGTATTATAAACCAGGTGCTATGTCAGGTGGTAAAAGAGTTCCTATAAACTGTATCAATTTTTGGGCAAATGTTTATGAGAAGGGTGACTATGCTCAACCTCATAACCATAAACCATATGATTTTAGTTTTGCATATTTTGTAAAGTCAAAGTGGTATTATCCTCCTCTTGTTTTTAGTGAGAGTGGGAAAAGGATTAGACCAAAAGAAGGAACCTTTGTTATCTTCCCTTCATATCTAATGCATTGTGTTCCTAAACATAGATATAATGATACTCGTATAACTCTATCAGGTAATTTAGTAATAGACAAATCATGAAGATAGCAATAATTACTGATCAGCACTTTGGTGCTCGTAAAAATTCTAAACTATTCCATGACTATTTCTTAAAGTTTTATGAGGATGTTTTCTTTCCTACCTTGGAGAAGGAGGGGATTACTACGATTGTTGATATGGGTGACACCTTCGACAGCCGTAAAGGTATCGATTTTTCTGCCTTACAATGGTCGAAGTTAAATTACTTTGATCGTCTTAGAGAGATGGGATGTAAGGTTCATACTATAGTTGGGAACCATACAGCATATTATAAGAATACAAATGAAGTAAATGCTATAGATTTACTACTTAGGGAATATGATAATGTAAAAGTATATGCAGAACCTACTGAAATAAAAATAGATAAGTTGGGTATTCTAATGGTTCCTTGGATATGCCAAGAGAATGAGAAGAGAACATTTAAAAAGTTAGAAAATACTAAGTGTGATGTGGTAATGGGACACTTAGAACTTAATGGTTTTACTGCTACTCCAGGTCATAAGATGGAGCACGGTACTGAGACACCTATCTTTGAAAGATTTAAACGTGTCTATTCTGGACATTTCCATATTAGATCTAATCAAGGATCAATATATTATTTGGGAAATCCTTATCAAATGTATTGGAATGATTGGGATACTGTAAGAGGATTTCATCTTTTTGATACTGAGACTTTAGAGCATACTCCTATTAATAATCCATATAATATCTTCTATAAGATTTTTTATGACGATACTCCATATCAGACATTTGATACTAGAGAATATGAGAATAAGATTGTAAAGGTTATTGTTCGTCAAAAAAGTGATATTAAACAATTTGAAAAATTCATCGATAAGCTTTATAATTCTAATGTTGCTGAAGTCAAGATTGTTGAGAATTTTGATTTTGGTGGATGGTATTTTAAAGATGATGATGAAGCATTTGAATCTGAGGATACTATGTCTATCCTTAATAGGTATATTGAGGAGGCAGAAATAACTCTTGATAAATCCAAGGTATCTAAGATATTACAGGATGTTTATCAGGAAGCATGTGAGTCTGTTTAATGTTCATTCTCACTATTGCTGGTAAAGAAAAGCAAGGTGCCTATTCTGTACCCGATGGAGAAGGGGATCAAATCCTTTATCTGTTTGAAGAAGAGGATGATGCTCTTCGATATGCTATGATGTTAGAAGAAGAGGATTATCCTGAAATGCATGTGCTTGAAGTTGAAGATGAGATTATGATTAAAACCTGTGAATCTCATGGATATAACTATACTGTTATTACATCCAATGATATTGTAATTCCTCCTGCAGACCATGATTTTATTTGAAAAAGTACGCTGGAAGAATTTTCTATCAACAGGAAATCAATATAGCGAAATGGATCTTAATACTCATTCTACCAATTTAATTATTGGTACAAATGGTGCTGGTAAGAGTACAGTATTAGATGCTTTAACTTTTAGTTTATTTGGTAAACCCTTTAGAAAGATTAATAA